TGGTTGGATTCGTGAACGATGTCCGCATGTCGAAATTGTTCATGTGCGTCTAACTCCGTCAAGTTAATAGATAACTGATTGGAAGTGTGCGAACACTTTATTGTGTCGTACCCGGTGTAGCTCAGCCCGAAAGGGGGCTAACTGTTTGTGGTAAACCGCTTACAGTGGTAGCCCAGAGCGGACCTCTAACGGAGGTAAGGTCGCGGGTGCAAATCCTAGCCATCGGCCAGGCTTGAGAGCCGTAAGGTGAGAATGGTAAACCATTCGATCCCCAAGGCTCTCAAGCGTATTTTGATTCTTCAAGGCAGAGATATGACCCGTGATCAAGTCGAAACCAAAATTGCTGAAATATTAGATCACGCACTTGGGATTGATCGCGACGAAATAGCTTCTAATGCTTTAATCCAACGTGACCTTGGTGCCGATTCACTCGATATGTTGGAAATCAAATTCAGGCTTGGAGAGGTATTTGATCTTAATATTCGTGAAATCGAGTTCGACAATATATCCAATATGCTTACTGTGTCTGGGTTGGTCGATTTTATAAACACGAAATTAACGAAATAAGAATTCGTTGACACAGTGATATAGAATGTATTTTGATCCACCAGATGAGATCCTTCATGAAAACGATTCAGAAAATGCGTGATCGTGGCTTTGCTGAAGCCGCTAACAATTTGACACTTGCTCAACTGTCCGATCTGCTTGACAAAGCAGATATTCGATATTACCGTCCCGGCCTACAGCCAATCATGGCTGATTCTGAGTACGATCTTCTCAAGCAGAAATTGCAAGAGATTGATCCGGAAAATGAACGTCTGACTCGCGTCGGGTCTCCATACTCAATTGACGATCTCCGGACGAAAGTGACCCACAATATCCCCATGGGGTCGCTGGACAATACCGACGAAGGCATCCTTGGATTACAGGACTGGATCGACACGCTTCAAAAGAAATTGAATCATATTCCCGCGATTTTCGCATCGTTGAAAATCGATGGTGGTAGTATCTGTGCGACGTACCAAAATGGCGAGCTGGTGCGTGTGGCTACACGAGGGAATGGCGAAGTCGGGGATGACATTACTGCCAATGGTGTGAACTTTATAGATCTGCCGACGCAGCTTCCAGAACCTCTTAATCTCGATGTTCGTGGAGAGGCTATTCTGTACAAAGCCGATTTTGACGAAATTTGCGACCGCGATCAGATCCCGGTCGCAGATCGCAGTAACCCACGGAACGTTGGTAACGGAATTTTAGGCCGCGACGACGGTCAAGACAGTGACCGATTGCGTTTTATCGCTTTCAATATGGAGGGCGAGTCGGTTCCAACCGAAATGGCGAAAATGGAGAGATTGAAGGCTCTCGGATTTCAGCCGGTTCCACACAAGCTCTGCCAAGGTCTCGACACATTCACGGCGTTCTACGATGGAGTTATTGGTAAGCGTGACCAACTGCCGTTTGAAATCGATGGTATCGTTGTTGTGGTCAACGAGATTGCTCAACAGCAACCATTTATCACCAAGGATATCAAGACCCGCCTGCGACCGAAATATGCTCGTGCGGTCAAATTCCCGCATAAATCAAACACGACCGAACTGATCGATGTGCTGTTGACTGTCGGACACACCAGAGCCATCATCCCAACTGCCGTGCTAAAGGAAGTCCGCATTGGCGGTGTCAATGTCTCACACGCATTGCTCAACAATTGGGACGAAATTGCTCGCCTCAACATTGCTATTGGTGACGAAGTTGAAGTCGTCTTGGCTGGTGATATCATTCCGAAGGTCATCAGAAGGGTAAAGGTCGGGACGAATCGAAAACCAATTGCAGAACCACATCGTTGCCCGGCGTGCGGGGACGTGGCAAGCCGTGAATATCGTGGGAAGAAAGGTGCGAACACATACTGTGCTAACCCCACCTGCCATGCGGCTGCTCTGGCGAAGGTCAGTCATTGGATTGGAACATCCAAAAAAGGTGTTGGTATCCTTGGGATCGGCGATACGATTTTAAAAGTATTGTGGGATATGAACCTGATCCAAAATCCGTCTGATTTGTATACTCTAACTGTAGAGCAAATTCAGGATATGAAATTGGATGGTGATGTGCGAATTGGCAAATCGCGAGCGACCCAAATCATTGCCAATATCAACGGGAAAAAGAGACTCCCGTTGCATACGTTCCTTGGCTCGCTTGGGATTGACCTATTAGGCAGGCGGCGAGTGAAGATTCTTGCTGATGCATCTGGTGGTAGGTTGACCAAACTGAAACATTGGCTTGATCGTGAACTCTTGACCACGATCGAATTGCCGGGGTTCGGTGATACAATTCGTGACGCAATCGTCGATGGTATTGACGAGAATCGTGCACTGATTGAAAAGCTGCTATCGGTCGGGGTTGAGATTGAAGGTGAAGGAAGTAACACTGAAGCCGCCCCCGTTGAAAATGGGAACGAGCCGAGTGCTGATAGGCTTTTTGTTGGTTATTCATTTTGTTTGACCGGTACTCGTGCTTATCAGGACGATATCGTGCGTCTCGGTGGGGAGTTGAAAAGCGGTGTATCTAAGGGTCTGACGTTTTTGGTTCAAGCAGATCCGCTCAGCACTTCGAACAAGACGAAAAAAGCTGAGGAATACGGAACAGCGATAATTTCTCTTGAGTATTTAAAGCAAGCCATTGATGGGCTTGTTGTGCTTGAACCTATGAACGCACCCGTATGAACGATTGGTTTCAGCCACGAAGGGTTATTGAAAAAGCAATAAATGGGGCATTGAAATCGTCAATCAATGCCCATGGCCCTATAAATCTCGATAATATATCTAGTGCCTCGAAGCGGGTATATTCAACGCTTCGGGGTATTCGTAAATCTTCAAGCCAACCAGTTGAGCGAGCGGTTCGGATTGAACTTCAATTATCGCGTGGAGCGGTATGTTCATTTACTGTTCAGCTTAAATTCTTGTATGCTCCACAGACACACGATTTTCTTGTGTTTGAATCTAACGCACAAATTACTACAAAAATCTCACATATCTGCCATTATTTCAAGCAATCTGGGAATCTTATTCTAACAGAACCAATAATATGTGAATCGTATGACGGGTTACTGTTAGCTCTTGATTGGTTTAAAGCGAATTTTATGCTGACTGATATTAAGTCAGACGACAATCCACAATCCTATTACATATTCTATAGATCTCTTTTACAGTTATTGAAGCGATCTAAGGAGGTTGATCCGCGTATTAATTTAGATCCTACAGCGATAAAGATATTCGCTGAATCATGTCGAGCTATTCTCTTAGCTGAAATTGGTGGTGGTAGTGACGACATTACTAATTTTAATCCTGCCATTGAGGATTTACATAGATTAATATTATTTAAAAAGTTAGAGGAACCCGATGGGGTTAGAATGCTTCTGGTTGTTAAGGAATGGGAACAGCGATTCAATCAGACTGGCAAATTACAATGGACCGCATCGCTCCAACAATGTCAGCAAGCCGCACGGTTGGTGTTCGGGAAGATAAGATCAATTCCGACTCATGAGTTACCAGATTTCGGAGATGGGTAATGACTGTGATATATGGCACAATTGTAGATGATGCTGTTTATAAAGGAGTCATTGAATTTGGTACAAAAATCACCAAAACATATCCATGTGAATCTTCGCCTCCACATGCTCGTGTCTATTCCGATGATTATCTGATTTTCCCAGGATTTATTGACATCAATACCCATTGTCGAGAGGATACTAGCGGAGTCGAGACCCACAAAGAATGTTATCAGACCGCTGGCATGGCGGCATTAAATGGCGGCGTGACTTATATTGCCGATATGCCAGATAATCACATCCCTACAGTTGATGCTGAAACATATGCGGCAAAACAGGAATTAGCGAAAAAATGCCCAATCGATGTGTTATTATATGCCGGAATTGGACCAAAAACTTCGCCATTTTCCAAACATGTGCCATATAATGTGTACATGGGGCCAAATGTCGGTAATTTGTTTTTCAGAGATCAACATGAATTAGATGTGGCTCTCGAACGTTATCGTAATATGTCTGTCAGTTTTCATTGTGAATGTCCGGTCATGTTGAATCGTTGCAAGAACGAATCGAAGCATGAAGCACGCCGCCCACAGATTTGTGAAACGGACGCGATCAATTTTGCGATTGGTTTAATAAGCAAATACCGGTTGCAAGGGAAGATTTGTCAAGTTTCCACTGTTGCTAGTTTGAATTCGATTGATAGCATTCGCAGGTCCGGTGTTCACGTATATGCTGAGATTACTCCGCATCACCTGTTTTTCAATCTTGATATGATTAAGCCAGAGAATCGGCCATTTCTTCAGACAAACCCGCCCTTGAGAACAAAAGCGGACGCCGAAGCCCTTTTACAAGCATTGAGGCGTGGTGAGTTTGAATTCTTGGCTTCTGGTCATGCTCCGCATACCGTCGCAGAGAAGATGACAAATGTTTCCGGAATTCCACATTTAGACACATATGGTGGCTTTGTGTCTTGGCTGATTTCTGCAGGAAATGTCGATCCAATCAGGATATTCAGAATGTGTTGCATGCTGCCCGGTCAATGGATCAATCAATTTACGGGCAGGAAAATCGGTCGGATTTTGCCGGATTACGAGGCTTCAATTACAATATTGAATATGACAAAATCAGTCGCAGATAGTCGTGGATTGTATACTAGATGTAATTGGAGTCCGTTTGATTTGCGGAAACTTCCCGGTTCTGTGGAGACGGTTTATTTGAAGGGGGAGAAGGTTGTCGATGGTGCTTATATGAAAAATTTCTAGAATTTCTTTGTCGGATCGACATTTGGGAGATCTTCTTCTGCGGCTTTGATTAAGCCTTTCCCGTTTTTTGCTGTGCCTTTAAGTAAATGTTTAGCTTGGCTATTATTTACCTCTCCTCCAAGGTTTGAGAGGGAGCTAATATATCCTTCTGGTCCTAGCGACACTTTCAATTTGTCTCTTAGCGGTTTGCTCAGAGCAGTCTTTTGGAGAGGCGTTCCTTTGGCTTTTCTTGGGTCAACATCGTACAAGGACGCTGATACCGTTGGCGATGTGAGAGACTTTAAGAAGGCCCAATCCTTGGCTCTGGATGCCGTTTCTGGTGCAGCCCCAGCCTGTTTAATGGCACTATCGACAACCCACTTCGTTTGTTCCCATCCTCTGGCGGTTGGTTTTTGAAGGAATGCTTGCATCGCTTGTGCCTCTGCACTTTTGGGGTCGAAGCTGGTGTTGATATATTGTATGAGATCCCCGATCGCGTTGGCGGAATCGCGGATTGGTTCGTCTGATTTTGCTTCTGCGATAGTTCTGAGTTTCATACAATAGCTTTGTCGAATAAATATGCTTGTTATGTGTTAGCTACGTAGATACAATCATTGGAGAATGAACGAATGTCATGTCAGAAACGAGCATTGATTAGCGGTATTACCGGGCAGGATGGGTCGTATCTGGCTGAATTGTTACTGTCGAAGGGATATGAAGTCCACGGTTTAGTTCGGAGGATCAGTTCACCGAATTTTGAGCGAATTCAGCCATTTATCAATTTGGTCACATTACATCAAGCTGATATTCTTGATCAATCATCGCTCATCCGGCTCGTCTCCGAAGTTCAACCAGATGAAATTTATAATCTGGCATCTCAATCATTTGTGCCGGAAAGCTGGAAGAGTCCTCTTGCCACTTCGGAGATGACTGGTTTAGGGGTTACTCGATTTCTAGAAGCAGTGCGGTATTCTGGAAAACCGATTAAATTTTATCAGGCAAGTTCGAGTGAAATGTTCGGTAAAGTTCAGGCGATGCCACAAACTGAACAAACGCCGTACTATCCAAGAAGCCCGTACGGTGTCTCCAAATTATATGGCCATTGGATGACTGTTAATTATCGAGAAAGTTTCGATATTTTCGCTGCATCTGGAATATTATTCAATCATGAAAGCCCACGACGTGGCTTAGAATTTGTCACCAGAAAGATCACGAATGCTGTTGCCAGAATCAAGCTGAAGAAACAAGAAAAATTAATGCTTGGTAATCTGGAAGCGAAGCGTGATTGGGGATTTGCGGGTGACTATGTTCGGGCTATGTGGATGATGCTCCAACAAGGTGTGCCTGATGATTACGTGATCGCTACTGGAATTGCTCATAGTGTTCGAGACTTTGTTGCAGCCGCGTTCGCTAGGGTTGATCTCGATTGGAATAAATATGTCGAGATCGATCCTAAGTTGTTTCGCCCGGCTGAAGTCCACGTATTGTGTGGAGATGCGACGAAAGCTAAGACCCAACTCGGATGGGAACCTGAAACGAGTTTAGAGCAATTAGTCGCGATGATGGTAGATCACGATTTGGTATTGGAATCCAAGTCGTAAACCGTGTGCGGGTTGGCCATCCGCATGAGCACACTTGGTAAGTCGGCCCCTTACTTTGTTCGAGGAAAAATTTCATGAAGTGCGGTCTGTTTGCTTTGGCGTTGGTCGCTACGATGCTCGTGAGCGATTCAGCAGAAGCCTGTGGTCTTGGTGGCTTGTTCGGCGGTCGATTTTCCTGCCGCGAGCGAGTGGTCGTCCGTAACGGTTGTGGGATGTTAAATCGTGGCTGTAATCAGAGCCAATCTTGCTGTCAGCCGTTTTGTGAAGCACGAGCAGTCATTCGTAAGCGAGTAGTCGTCCGTGACGGCTTTGGGATTTTAGGCCTTTGGATTCTGAATTGCAACGGCGGTCAATGCGTTCTTCCAGCCGCACCAACAGTAGTCGCACCAGCCACAACCGTGCCTGCACCTACACAGGTTCCTGCTCCGGTTGAGAAGAGTGTTCCGACTCCAGAACCAACGCCAGCCCCGGTTGGGCTGATTTATCAGAGTTTCGGCCCTGTGATCGGGTTCAATATCACTTCGAAGTGAATACGGAAGTTGCACGGCAACTACCTTTACCGCTCAGCGAGGCTAGGGTATTCGCAGAGCGTTTAACACTTAATTGCACTAGACCAACTTCACGCAAAAATAGATTGTGATAACCGAAACCTCGGTAATCAGGTAATTGGTCCCATAAGGAGGATAGTGCAATGGCTGCTCAACCAGCTAACACCGAGATCAAGGTGTTCCGGACAGTTCGATCCTTCCGGCAAATGCACAGACATGAATCTGTGGCCGCTTTGATCAAGCGACTCCGGCCATTGGTCATGAGTGTGCCTGCCGAAGAGATCCTCGTCGAGGTCAAATCTCGCGACACGAATACGATGGACATGTCGCCATACATGGGCGAAGCTCGTCACAACGCCAGTCGTGGTTTTCCAATCGTCATCGGACTCAAGAGTCAGGTGTCGTTTGCGAATGCTCAGACCAATATGGCGAGTGTGGACTTCGCATTCCAGGTTGGTCACGACAAGTTCATCACCCACACCGAAGCCGGCCTCACTGGTGATCTTCACCAGGATGCTCGCGATCTGACGGCTGACCTGTAATCAGTCGTTTAACACCCTCGGATGTTCTACACTGGCCCGGTGATACCTCACCGGGCCAGTGTCGTATACAAAGATAATATGTCTATTTTAGGCAATATTGGAGATAAATAAATGCCCGCAACAGTTGTAATATACCGGTGGACGGGATCTTCGGGATCTCCAACTAAGACGGCTATTCAGAGCGCGAACACTGTTGCAAACGCGACTGACACTCACCAAGCAACAGCCGCTGGTAGCTCGAACCCAATCAGAATTCCCGCTGCTGGTACTAAATACAGCTTCTGGGTAGTCACTCGATTGAATGCCACGGTTACACCTTCCGGCACAATCGACAATATTGGCTGGCACACCGATGGTACCAACAACTTTGGTACCGGCGTTACATGCTCTGGTAATTCGGCCACATCATATGTGCAGGCAACCGGAACAGCCGGTGACACGGGGAACCAATTAACCACTGGTAACTATGCAACAGTGACAACGCCTGTTAGCGTCTTCACCTTTACATCCGGTTCTCCGAAAGCTGTTACCGGCTCGCTCACGAATCCGTCAACCGGCGACTTCGGTGACTTTTTCGTCTATCAGATCGAAGTTGGAACATCAGCATCGCCCGGCGTGACTGCACAAGAAACATTTACTTGGCTCTTTGACGAAACCTAAGAGGATGTCATGACACAAGCAGATTCAATCAATAAAGGTGATAAATTCTGGTGCATCCACCGGCGTCTGCCAAAGGCGATGCTCGGTACTGTCATCGTCATGACTGATGAACCCGGAAAGCTCGTTGGAATGGAATTCGAAGACTGCTTCGGAGGACATTCATGCGATGGTCGCGGGAAAGATGGTCATTGCTTATGGGTAGGCCCAGAGTATATGTTGACCGAAGATGAATATGCCAGCGAACAAGCTGCGAAGCAAGAAGTATCAGCTTACTCGGAATTACCAAAGGTCGTGCTGAAGTCCTAACGGTATATAAGACCGGGGGATTTCAATGTCTACTGCACCAAATGCACCGCGATGGCTCGATGATCCATCGGCACCAGCCACACCGCCAGCGGCTACGACCGAAGGCTACGATTATAAGCTCACATGGGCGGTCAAGTATCGAGATGGGGTCACGTTTGCTCAACGTACCAGTGAGCTAGACAATTCATCTGAATTGATCGATCACAAACGTCTCTGGATACTGCAGCTTCGGGATAAATCCGGTAAAGTCGTAATAGCACAAGAATATCGCAAAGGCCAGATGCCGTTCTATCGCCGCCGCACAGCATTGCGTATAGGCGAAAACATCATCGAAGTGATTCACATTTTTGGATGGCGTTCCTTATCTGGTGACACCCACGTCGTTTTTGTGTATGAAAGCGATCTCCGCATTGAGATGGGTGATTTCCGGAAAGAGGGCGAGGTGACGACTCGCAACGAGGAATGGCAATATCCAATCAATTTCCGTGATATTGATGGAGTTATAGTAGAGTGATCCATCTAGCAAAAATATGCTAGGAGGACAACCGCCATGAAATGGGTTCCATTCACCGTCCATATTAAGATCATTCCTGCAAATCCGAACAAGCGATTTGCTCACGTGCGAGATATGCAGAAAATCGCACATCTCGCCTACGAGGGCTTGGAAACGCTCGTACCCGACACTATTAATATTGCTCAGCCCGGTGGTGGACAGCACCGTTCTTTCGGAGGCACCGATCGCGGAGGGAACAGCGGGCTGGTCCATGGTTGTGCTGTGAAGCCACAATTTGGTGAAACCCCAGCACAATTACAGATCACTGGGTTTTATAATTCTAGTGCCCAAAATATTCAACCATATCCAGAACTCGAAAGAATTCACGCTGGTGAAGTTCTAAATGGTCCGAGTGCACATTCTTGGGATTCAGTCCCAGTGACGACTGTTGTGAACGAGGTCAAGGCCCTTAAGACCGCATTGGAGGGAGCCATCACAACTACTCTGCCGGGCGGCGTCACATTCAACATTTTCCGCCTCGAATATTCTGGTGTGATGTATGGGGATCGTGGTTATCATTTCCCGATATAAGAGGTCAATATGCGAATGGCACGAGAAGACGTATTACATATTCGTCAAATCGCTGCCTCTCACGGTCGTGAATTGACCCCCGATGAAGTAATAAATCTCATCAGGCTTATAAGACCAAACATAGAAATAGATAACGACCCTGGTTTGATTACATTATTGAGGCAATCGAGGCATAACGATGGCGATATTGGCCCCAGCGGATCTTCCGGCAGTTCTCAAGGTTCGTAGCGAACCTATGAAGAAATTCGTCTTGTCGAAGATGGGCCATCCAATAACCGAAGTTGAAATCGCCGAAGATCAATGGGAAACAATTTTCAAGGTATCGGGCGATTTTATCGCCGGATATTTCCCAAGAGAGCAAAAGCTCGGCGTATTTTATACTACTCCACTTAGATCGACATATCCTCTACCGCAAGACGCATATTGGGTTCAATCTGTAAATTGGGACCCAGTAACGACCCGCATTGATGATGTCTTTGGTGCGGGAAGTTTCTTATTCAATATTGGCAACATTTCTGGTGCCCAAAATGTTCTGTCTGACTATCATTTACTACAGTCATATCGCAAATTTAGCCAGAAGATTTTGGGGACTGAAGGGCATTGGGAAGTAATCGGAGAAGGCACAAGCAACGTCACAGACGATCAATTGTCGGCAAAAGATCAATTGATCCGATTATACCCAACTCCAAAAGGTGCATTCCCGGTTGTTGTGTTGTACATTCCGGTCGTGAATCATTTTCGCAGTCCACAGGCCAGAGCTATCTGTTATGATATGATGCTGGCAGAAGCTAAGATTGCTGTTGGTAGTGCAAGAAGAAAAGTAGCCGGTATGCCGACACCAGATGGTGGCTCGATTAATTATGATGGATCGGATCTGGTTCAAGAAGGCGAAAAAATGAAAGAAGAAATCGTCAAACGAGCCATCGAATTAGGTGAACCATTAGGTCCACATATGTGGTGATCACATGGGTGCGGGTACACACCAATATCAATTAGAAATTCGCGGAAGCAACAAAGTTTTGGTTCCGGGATGCGAACCTTCATCCGCGTTGTCGTCGCGAACGTTATCCGCATACATGGCATCTAGACAAGGCTGCAAAAACGCATTAGTCGATTTAGATGATGCGTTGGCTGCTATTCCCGGTTCATCTGTTAAGATCGGATTCAATTTCAACAAAGGCGTGCGGCAGAAGTGGTTCGTGCTGCCTCCAATAGACCCAACATGCCCATGTGTACCGTATCCTGATTATTATAATATATTGCGTAATATTCCTGGATCTGAATTGCCTGTGGAATCAGAATTCGATAGATGCGATTTAATAGGCATGGGCTACTGCCCATCTCCAGATTTCATGGACGTTGAACCACCACCGCAAGACCCATATCAAGAAGAAGGGTCATTTCCTGCTGCTGGCGGTGTATTACCACCGGTACCACCATGGGCTGAGAAGACATGAATCCAGAAGAAATCGCTAGATTAATAACTGAAGACCCTGATTTGAATGTGGATATACGCGATAACAATTGGTGGGTAATAACAGTATAATCGGTTGGCTTGCCTTATCACAAACATATCGTAGAGGACACGGTATGATTCATAGATTTGGAATTTCACAAGGCGTTGGCGACGAGGCTTTCGACTCAGTACACGAAAGCTTTCGCTCTGATGTTGACCAACGACATACTCCTATAGCATTACATGATCCCGAATCTGCTGACATCAAATTGGCTCGGCGATTAGCCGACGAAATGATAAATGTTAGTGGGGCGGAGGTTAAGGTATATGTTCGTACTGAGAACAGTGATTATGATACGGTTTGGGATGAAGATGCGGACCCGACCTATTGGGCACCGATGCTGACTAAGGGATTCTTTAAGCCCAAACCGATCGAGATGGAATTGAAGCGTTGGGGTGTCGATACTACCAACAAAACGGAAATTGTCTTCAGTCACCGACAGATTTATAACTTGCTTGGTGAGCGTATGCTTAGAGCCGGTGATGTTATTCAATTGCCGTTCAATGCTGTGCCAATAAGCCCAAAAAATTACCGCATCTTGAATGCGACACCCAGTGGTAATTTTAGATATATCTGGTTATATTTCACATGCCAGATAGAATTGCTCACTGCCGATGTCACCGTTCGTCCCGAGGCTGATATGCCGGATGAAGAACAGATTCAATCTGGTGGTCAATATAGGGAATCGTTATGAACAAGACTAAATCACAATTGCAGATGGCTGACGAAGGATTTCGAGTATCAAACCATCGCTTTATGAATATGATTGCATCAGGGATCTCTGCATTGATCGCAGAAACTGTTCCTGGTCTTAAGCTGCAATATACCGGAAAATCTATTCGAGGTGACTCGATATCGGCTGTGCTTATTGGAAAAATTCAGCTTGCTGATAAGGAGGAGCTTGATAGCACATCCGACAAAGTGCGAATAACGATGCAAGGGTTAAAAAACCCATCAAACTTGCTCGCAACCATGAGAGAATAAGATGCCGGTTTACAATTTTGATAACGATTTCTCTGTTAAAGGCTCGGCGACGCAATCGTTGCCGTTTGGCTTAAAAGAGATACCGGCTGTACGGCAACTAAGTCATGCTGAAAGCGGACGAACCCCGCTAGACGGATCTGACCTACAGACATATCCAAATCATCTCGAAGAATTTCTACAGCCAGGATTTTGGTCTCTTGATTCTGCTATGAAGCAATATTGGTGTGGGATTCGGGTCCCGACCAAAGACTCATACCGCTTTATGCGTGTAAAGGTTGCCGGTGGTGATAAGAGCCTGCTGATCTGGGCTGATGATCTGAAGGAGGGGCGTGCCCGATTGCCTTTGGCGGCGATCAGCCGTGAAGGTCACGAATTCAATCCAGAGAAATTTAGCCCTGCATATCATGCTATGACTGCTCGCTATCTGAGTCGTCGCGGCAATATGGCTGCTAAAATTTTTCGGCCTGTCCCGTTCTTGGTTGAGTATAAATTGATCATTTGGACGGAACGGAAGCGAGACGCTGAATATATCCTATATCAGATATTGACTCGTTTCAACCCTCTCGCTGAATTCAGGATGTTCGACGGGAAAATCGAGGGCAACGTGCAACTACGATATGGTGGATGTACGGATGCGAGTGATAAGGAAACAGGATTTGACCAGCATGCAAATGTACGTTATGAAATATCAACTACGGCAGAAGCTTGGTTGCCATTGCCGGAGAAGATTGTTCCGACCGTGCTTGGTAGAGTAGCCTTACTCAAGGAAAAATTAGGTGAGGTGCTACTTGCAGGGCTTGGGAGTTCAACAAGCAGTAATCAGTGGTTTGAACCGATTCAAGATCCGAACAAAGCACGTGAGATCGTAGCCCCATAAGACATACACGGAGACAACCTAATGGCACCTAAGAAAAAATCACATGTTGTGCGAATTTACAACAATTCGCGGCAAATGATACCGCTTCAGGCTCGTGCACCCGGTGCTGACTTTTTCACAAGTGAACAACAAGTGCGACTCGATCCTGGTAAAGATGTGCTTCTCCCAAAGAGCCATCTGCGGCGGGATCAAATTGAAAACCTACAGAAGCGTGGGATGATCAAAGTCGTCTATGACAGCGAAGTTGCTGAAGAATTAGTAGCTTCCTGAACGCTCCGAGAAAAAATACGTCAAAGTCGATAAACGACAGATGGAGTATGACAGATGCCAGTATACTTAAGTCCGGGCGTTTTCCCGCGAGAAATCGATCTGAGCGTGTTGCCAACGGCAGTGGGTCCACTTCGGCCAGCATTCATTGGTACTGCCAAGAAAGGGGCAATGAATCAGCCGTTGTTTATATCCAATTCTCAACAAGCCCTCGAAACATTCGGCGAACCGTTCCCCGAAAGTTATTTGATGTACGCAGTGCTTGCCTTCTTGGAAGAAGGTAATCAGTGCTACGTTATGCGGGTCGGTGTTGAATGTGAAGACGGGCAACCAGATGAACTATCTGACATCTGTATCGACACCTCTGGCGGTCGTGGGAAAGGCTGGGGACGAATTCCTCTTTTCACTGGCATTGATTACGGTCGTATCAATCTTCGCCAAATTTCTGCGGATAGCCCCGTAACGTTCCATAACGCTGACGTAGCTAATATCGAATACAACGATGTTGATGTGTCCGGCACACACGGTCCAACTAACGCCACTCTCAACACCCTTGGGACCTATACCGGCGAGATCGATGACTCTTACGTCATGATTATCGCGTCGGCACCCGACGCTTCGGCATTTGCATCAGTTCAAGGTGCCGCATTCCAAGTTATTCGAAATAGTGACGGTGAGGTTGTTGCCGAAGGCACGCTCGAAGACGGCAACGATGATGGAATCTCTGAATGGATTCCGATTGGTGATGGTTTGTCGGTTCGAGTGAACGTCACATCTGGCGTTTTGGACGAAAACGACACCTTCACTTTCACGGTGCAGCCAAATAACCGTTCGTTCTCGGTGTCCGTTGAAGGTGGTTCGGCGACTGTCTACCAGATGCCGATTGCATCGTACACCACAGTTGACGACTTTGTTGCCGCGTTCAATGCGGTGATTGTTGCTGGTGGTGAAGATTACTTGATGGTCGAATACACGCTGGAAGACGGCGATACCGTTATCCCGCAATTGCGAACGACCACCGCTGGCGAACGCATTCAAATTATAACTACCAGTGCGTGGGCGCAGGAAGTCGGAAGTCAACAATATGCATGGGATATTCCCCGCTCGTACTTGCTTGGTCTCGATGCTGGCCTATATGCGATCACCACGCAAAATAACCGCGTCAAGATCAATGCTATTGGCCAATCCGCAACAAAGACCATCGAATTCAATGTGCCTGTTGGTCTGGGCCAGACTGCTGCTGCCATTGCGAATGTCATTGATCTGGCTGGTATCGTCGCAGGCGACGTTATTTGGGATTCGTTTGAATTGACCGTTCCGGGCGGCAACACCCACGTAGTGATTGTCACATCACCGGGGCATCAGTTTGATACACTCCATATGCAGGCCAGCTTCTCTAACCTCAAAACATTGCGGTTTGCGGAAGAATTGAACATTCCATATCCGTACAAGCGGGCCTACCGTGGCTTCAACGACAATCGGTTGACCTTACCAAATTCTGGCGAAGTTACCGCCGCAACGCCATTGTCCTGCGAAACTGATCCATTTGGTGCTGATTGTGCGGCTGATACAGCCTACTTCCAGAATATCGTAGGATGGCTGGTCGCTCCTAGCCCCGGAACATGGGTCGAGGGTGCCTCTGCCACCTTGGAACTGTTCACCGAAGGATTGGGTGACTCCGCTGGTCGGTACAAGCTGACCATCAAAGACGCGAACAAGCAAGTTGTTGATATTGTTGAAGACCTGTCATTCGATAAACGAATCGATCGGTACATCGCCAACGTCATCAATGCAGGAACTGAATATGGCGGAACCAACGGTAACGCCTACATGAACTGGGAAGAACGTCCGGCGTTCTTGAACAACAACGTCAATGATCTCTCAACATTTGAAGTGCGGCAGCCGTCGCAACTCAATGAGAAAGAATACCAAGGTCAGGAAAACGGTATTCCGACCGATCCAGCATTTTCTAGCGAATTGGATGCTGCGGTGATTGGTAATCCCGCCATCAGTTCTGGAATCTACGCATTTCAGAATCCTGAAACGCTGGATATCAACCTGTTGCTCACACCCGGATTCTCAACTGGGGCTGTCATCGGAACGGCATTGCAAATGTGCGAAAGCCGTGGTGACGTGCTTTACATCGTTGACCCACCGTTCGGCCTCCGACCGCAACAAGTTGTCGATTGGCACAACGGTATGCTCCTTTCTGATCTCCAAGCAGCGATCAACAGCAGCTACGGTGCATTGTACTGGGGCTGGATTCGGGTGTTCGATCAGTTCACTGCCGATGAACTTTGGATTCCGCCGTCTGGACACATTTCGGCGGTCTTCTCGCGAACCGCTCGCGAAGCAGAGCAATGGTTCGCTCCTGCCGGTCTTCGCCGTGGTCGATTGCTCACCGCACTCGATGTCGAATACTCACCGACACAGGGCGAACGCGACTTGCTATACGGTTCTGGCAATTCGGTTAACCCGATTGTAAAGTTCCCGCAAGACGGAATCACGGTCTGGGGTCAGAGAACTCTCCAAAGATCTCAGTCGGCTCTAAATCGTGTAAACGTCAGAATGCTCTTGATCTATGTGAAGAAGAATTTGGTTCGCTTGCTCAGAAACTTCATCTTTGAGCCAAACGACAGAATTCTTTGGAGACAGGTCAAGGCGACGGTTGACCCATTCCTTTCTGACATCCAAGCTCGTCGTGGTCTGACGGCTTTCAATGTCGTCGTGGACGAAACGAACAACACGCCGGAAAGAATTGACCGGAACGAGTTGTGGGTTTCGGTCTTCCTGAAGCCAACGCGAGCCGTTGAATTTATCGTGCTGAACCTTGTGGTTCTCCGAACAGGAGCGAGCTTCTCTGCTGAAGAGGTCTTGGCTGCTGGCGGCATTGTGACTTCGGCAACAGCCGTATAATTTAACGGTCGATTGAAAGACTAAATCGAACGTAGGAGTAAAAGATGCCAGGATTTAACGTTCAACCATTCGGCGGTGGTTATTCTGCCGAAGGACCGTCGAATACGGTTGAAGTGCGGCGTAAGCACCGTTGGGTTTTCGAAACCCTCGGTCGCGGTACGAGCACCTTCTCCCAAGCTGAACTGTTGGTGCTACAATCGGCGTCCCGGCCAAGCTTCAAGTTTGAAGAAACGGACATGCACCATAACCAAGAACAGGTATGGTTTGCTGGTAAGCAGAACTGGGACCCAGTTACCATGGTGTGGTACGACGTTGAACAGTCACCCGATATTTCGCGTGGTATTTACCACTGGTTAGAAACCGTGGTGAACATGCAAAGCATCGCGGTAGCACACCCGCGATTCTACAAGAGAACCGCTTCGCTTATTCTGCTCGACGGTACTGGACAAACCACGGAACAATGGCAAATGTTTGGTACGTGGCCAGTAACGATCAACTGGCAGGAACTCGATTACACTTCGACGGACCTGATGACCTGCGAAACCACAATGCGATATGATCGTGCGGTCCGGACGTGCCTTCAGGCTCCAGGCCCGCAACCGATTTCGCCGAACTGCCCACAAGGGAGCTAAGCTTCCTAATAACACGTT